GACATGGTGTAGTCCTTGTCGGATGCAACGAGAGTCAGGTCGTGATACCTCTCCCCGAATCTGTACTTCCCAACCTGATTCAGCGAGGACAAGACCGAGTTGATGGCTCGGTCTATGTCCTGCTTGGGATAGTCTGAGTCCCTGATGATCCTCCGTACTTCAGATCGAATCTGGTATCTGTTCATTTCCTACCCCTTGGTTTCCACCCATGCTCCAAGCCTTCGAGCAGTCTTCGCTGCCCCTCGGCCTTGATCTTGGTGGTGTGCTTGGCGTGAACCCTGTTCGGGGTCCGCACCTGATACCCGTCTACCTTCGTCACCTTTGCTGGCATATTTCCCCCAGGAGGGAGGGGCTAAACCAGCCCCCTCCCGAATGCCCTGATTTTCGCTAAACTGAGAACCGGATATCTTCCATCCTTGTACTTGTTCTCAAGGAAGTCGATGATCTCGGGATCCTCAGTGATGAAGATTCCCTCACGGAACTCAGCTACCTTGCCCTCCGACAGGACTTGCTGAGTCCCTGCTGGAGTCTCCGTCTTGATCCAATACTGTGGCCTGATTACAATCCTCAAGTCCCCCGCCTTGGGCGAACGGAATGAAACTTTGAGAGAGGGAGCCTCAGGTAGCGCTCCCTCCCCTGGTGCGGCAACCGGAGGACAAGTTGTTGCCGCTCCCGAAACTTTGTGCTTGTAGAACTTATGAGCGTTCAACGCACCCAACCCTTTGTATACACCCCCACACGCTCCGCATGTGAGTGCCTCCGGTGTTCGATTCCTAGTCATACATCCTCCTCGTAGGATCGGGGGAGCCGAAGCCCCCCCTTCCCATTACTGATTACGGAGTCAACGCACCCTGAGCGTTAGCCAGAGCAGCGATCCCGTAGACCTTCACGGTCCAGTTACCCGTTCCACCAATGGTGACGGTAATCTTCATGGTCTTTGCCAAGAACGGCAACGCCTTGACCTCTCGCCCCGTCGCAGAAAGCTGCGTCATGGCTACGAGATCCAGGTAGTTCGTTCCATCCTGCGTCCCAATAACCTTCACATCGCACGTTGCGGTACCGGAATTTTCCGTCGCTTCGAGCCAGATGGAAGGAAGATGCAGGAAGTCCTTGAAAAGACTCCCGCAGTCATAAGTGGTGGTAGCTGCAAGCGTGACATTGAGAAGCTGTATTGATCTCTTTGCGAATCTCATAGCTCACCCCCTTATGCCGCGAACCCAGTGACACCCTTTAGGATGGCATGGGTCTTCTGTTGCATTACCTGCAACCCGCACACGGTACGGTACTCGTCAACCGTCTTGGTGACGGATTTCGGCTGAGTGTCCGTGACGAACTTGGTGTCAAGTCCGGCCATGTAGCGGTACTTCACGTTGGTTGGATCGAGAGCAAAGCTGTACGTGCAGAACGTGGTAAAGTCCGACAACAGCCAATGCTTCACGATATCCAAGTCCCCGTGAGCACTACGATAACTGGCAATCCTGATGCCGAAGGTCTTCTCATTCTGGGTAATACGAAGAGCATTCTTCGCCCAGAAGTTGAAGGCACTCACCATTACAGGATTGGCGATGAAGAGCTTCGTCGGAGCGGTAACGGTCGGATGATACCGGAAGAGAGTCCTGCAGAAGGTCTCAAGATCGGCCTCTGTGATGACTCCACCCGTGATATCCGTGACGTTCGTGGTGATGGCGTTAAGCAATCCACCAGTGCCCCGCCGCGTCTGCGCACCCGAGGTATCCTCGAAGGCATCCCCGAATAGGAACGCCTGTTCGATTCCCCTCTTGTGCTCGATGGCTTTCTTCATTTGCTGGAACTTACGGTCATTCCCGCCATACGATTTGGATGCATTCTGGATTTCCGTCAATTCAACGGAGTCCTTGAAGATCTGTACGTAGTTGGACAGGAACTCCTTCTTGGTGTACTTGAACTCCTGGTAGTCTGAACCTTCCATCAGCGCATTGCCTGCAATTACGCACTGTCCAGGGTAACTGGTGAAGTTATAAGCTACCACCGCACCCATGGATCGGGTGACGCCAATAGAAGCAGAAGCTACGGAAGTGACAAGAATCGACTCCCCGTTCGGGGCGATCAGGAGGTCACCTACTCGGAGTCGGGTTTCCATCCCCGCCGTACAAACCAACGGAGTCGAACCCCCACCATCCGAAATGACATCAAACGTATTCGGGAGAAGGACATCTTCCATCCACTCATACTTCGGAGTGTCAGTAGCTTCCTTCCCACCAATGTTGCGGGTGAAGATTAGAAGGGGTGCATCATCAGGCTGAAGAAGAAGAATCTTATCAGCCACATCCCGTCCTAATGAGAGTTCGGTCCCGCCCGTGTATTTGGTACCTCTCATACCAACAATGGGCTCTGCCATAATTTACCTCCTAGTTACCTTTCGAAGAACTTCTGACGGTCCTTCCACATGGTAACCAGATCATCAAAGTCGTCTCCTTGAGAAGACGCTGGTGTGGATGATTTCCTGCCGCCCAGCGATGCGGCTTTCTTGGCATCCGACGCCCCCTTTTCGAGTTCAGTCTTGCGACCTTTCATCCTTTCTCGAACCTCGGGGTGATCGTCTTTTACGAGTTTCAACCACACATCCAGCCGGTCCCTTCGACCACGAAATTCTGGGTACCTGTCCATCGCGTCAAGGATGAGATTTTCATCTCCCTCCTCCAGTTCAGGATGGGACTCCAGGAACTTCTGTAGTTCCAGGTTTCCACTCAACCCTCGAACCTCTCCTTGGAGCGGCTCGACGGTTTCCTTCAGTGAGGTCGTCAATGCCTGCTTTATTAGAGCATTCAGGACTTCCTTCGGGTTTTGCACGAATGATTTGACGAATGCCTCGGGGTCCTCTGCGATCTCCTGCTGCTCCCTCTTCGGGAGCTGCGGGATGATCTGCGTTAGTATTCCCTGCATCTGGGTATATTCCTGGTCCCGTTTCGTGGCTCGGGATTGGAGATCCTTGTACCCCTTCACGAGAGCAGTGATATCCTTGAACGGCAATCCGTCAAAGTTCGGTGCTTCCTTCTTGCCCTGATCTTCTTCTGTACTAGGAGATTCGCCAGGCTCTCCCCCTTCACCCTTCTCAAGTTGTTCTTCACCCTCCTTGACTTCTCCGGTTTCCCCTTCGGGATTTTCCGGTTCATCAAAGATGGTTCCCGATTCCTGATTGGTTACGGCCATATCGTTACGTCCTCCTGTCCAGTGCCGCGACTCGTTTAGCCTCGGCCTGACATATATCTTCTGCCAGTTCCGGCAGGTTCCGAAGATTGAAGAGTTCGGTTTTCCCGCCGCTGGCCTTCATAGTTCGCTTCACAATCGTCGTGTCCTCTTCCTGCTCACTGAAGAGCAGGCTGTTGAGCTGGCCCTGCCGGTACTCCAGGTACTCCAGGAGGACCGCCCATATTGGGCTGTGCCCCAGGTTGCGGAGCCTGTGAGCCAGGTCCAGCGGGATTTGGTACTTGTCCAAGCTGCCCTCCCATCATCTGCGCTTGTTGCGCTGCCATCTCTTGCTGAAGCTGTGCCTGGTGCGCCGTGATGTGATCGGCCATTCTCGCCTGAGCATTCGACTCCCAGCCTGCTATATTCGCACTCTGGTGGATTCCCAGGTGGTTCCCTGCGTTCCCCTTCACGGGGATCTCCATGTTCAGGGAGAGAGCGATGTTCTCCGCTTCAGCCAGTTTCACATCCTCCAGAGCCGTTACCGGCCCCTCCTGCTGCACGAGTAAGTCCTCTACGTTGCGGAGGTCGAAGGATTCCAGCACTTCCTTCACAAACTTGTCCACCCTGACTACCGTGGGCAGCTTCACAACCCGATCGAGAAGGCTCATTAGGGCCTCTCTCCGAGTTATCTGATCCAGGGGGATGCTGGACCCAGGTTCTACAGTAAAGTCGCACTGGGTCAATATGTCGTCTATGGTGATGTCCTTAACTTCCATCCCCTGCGGCCCGAGAATGTGAATCCGTTTCTTCTCAGGCATGTAGGTCATTTGGTAGGCGTGGTCGATCTCAATGAGTTTACGGAGAGACCCGGATTCGAAGGACGCCAGCTTCAGCGCGAATCTCGCATTCGCTTCCCTCACGACCGTACTTACTCCTGTCGCCGTGTCCACGAGTTTCGCTGACGACTTTGTGCCCATGAGGTAGTCAGAGATACCCGAGGTAAACTGCATCTCTTCCTTCGTCGTCCTGACCTCGCTCTCCGAGGAGAAGTCCACGTTCCCCATCTCCAGTTTCTTCAAGCTTCTCTCGATGTCCCCGGTCAGGATGACGTTTCCCGCCGTGAATCGAATGTTCTTGAAGTCCGTCTGCTGATCGCTGCGGTTGGCAAGGAAGACGGGATTCAGAATGAGGGATATATAATCCAGCCTCCCGTTCGACAAAGCATTCAGCTTGTCCGGGAGGCCAGCCAACGCCTCAATCGTCCCGACGCCGATCGGTTCGCTAACCATCGGGTTCAAATTGCAATTGAGGATTGGAATTTCCTGGAGAGGGTTCGGGTTATCCCCAACCTTCGCCACGACTCTTCGATCCAGCACGAGGACAACCCGCTCCGATTCGAGCATCCACATCAACTCGTACTTCCCATACGAGTGCTCCGTGGTTCCAGGATTCAGGCCCTTGATCTCGTCTCTCTCCATCCTACCTGCCCCACTCATGGCCCGATAGGATGCTGGGTTCGCCTTCAAGTACTCCAGGACTTCCTTCTCATAGAGGAGTCCCGCCTTCACCATCTTCTTCAGGTCTTTGGCTGAGTGCCACTCACGGAAGAAGAAGTAATCGCCTTCTTCGATTCGTTCCACCCCAGGCTGGAAGAAACAATCGAATACGTCGAGTACCGTTGCCCAGAAGTCGTCGAATTTCTTTCGCCGTCCCCTCTTGAGAACGTAGGCCGTCTCCACTCCGCCAGGGATTTCCTGTGGCACCCGCTCCAAAACGTTGCTGGTTTCATCCCGCCAGTAGTAGTAGAGGGGACTCCACCCATAGATGGCGTACTGCCGTATCCACAGGGTCTGGAGTTCGATGAAGTTCATCCGATCCAGGGAGTAGTAGATAAGGTCCTGGATGGCCTCAACCTTTTCCTTCTCAATGTCTCGCTTGGGAAATGCTCTCGCTCGGGGCAAGCGACCTGCCAACCTTGGCATCTCGCATTCAACAATGGCAAAGGGGTAGGGGATGAAGAGGTTCGCCCTGTCTGCGACGATTTCCCCCTGGTCATTCTTGATGGGATCCGCGACAGAGCAGTACTTCTTGTAGTTGGAGATCATGCTCGGATACAGGGTTTGCATATGCTTCTCAGCAACTTCCAGACGTTCTGTAAATTGCTTGAGAATCTCTACCTTTTCTGCGTCCGAGAGGTCTTCATTCAGAAGGGTAAATACCGGAGTTTCCTGTTCTTCTTCTCCTAATGTTTGGGTTAATTCATCACTCAAAGCCCCGTCCCTTTGAACCCTATCACCCGTTTCGGCAGGCTAATCTGCGTACCGCCGATTCCAGGGGGGATCATGTCCAGAATATAAGAAAGCGCATCTACAATGTCCCAGCTTCTCGCGGCAGGGATTGTGGTTAGGGAATCAAAGAGGTCCTTGAGGTCTTCCCTGATTCTAATCCTGCCGAACTGGAACAAAGGCTGCAGCCGCTTGATGCGCTGCTCCTTTACATTCCCCCCAGCCCATCCCTTCATGGGGCTGAGGTCTTCAATGTTGAAGAACACGCCGCGCCTGGCCATCTGATCCTTCACGCTAAACGCCAGACTCTTCCTCGTGTTCGTCTCCATCCCGAATCTCGGGTATGGATACTTCCCATAAATCCTGAAGCAGAGGTCCACGAATCCTGGTGTCTCTACTCGGATGCCCTCTGCCGTATCTACGTACCAAATCCCTGTCTCCTGATCCACGCCAACCGCTACGGCTGCGGTCAAGCAACTCCTTCTTTCGACACTCTCTGCGGGATCGACCGCGATGTACCAAATCAGTCTTCCCCAGATTTCCTTAATCTCTCTAGCACTGATCGCCGCAGCTTTGATGTCACTCGTCCTGAACCAGCAGCTAGAAGCATCGTAAGGGTTATTAAGGTACTGCGCTGCAAACTCTTGCTGACCCTTCTGGCGCAGCAGTTCATCCGCTTCAAGGTCGTTGAAAAACGCTGGGAAAATGTAGTCATCGTCCTCTCTCAACTCCTTCAGTGTTACATCGAAATCACACCGACATTTGGGTACATGGTTGAAATCGGCCTCAACACAGCGTGGATCACAAAAGAGTTCCATGATCCAGCCATATAAGTCCAGTGGGTGCCATCGGGTTCCAAGAATCCATAACTCGCGCCCTGGGTCGAGGAGATCCAACGAATCCTTAAAATAGGTAATGACCTTTTCGATCTGTTCAACATTCCCAACGTTTCTTCGTTCGACAAGATCATCATGGATTATCAGGTCGTAGTGCTGACTTGTTTGCACCGCGTCCAGCCCCGTCGTGCTGAAGGTCGGCTCTCTCAGGCTCCGATTCGTGCGAGAGAGGAGCGTCAGTTCAGCATCGTTGTTCTTGTGGTACTTCGCATTTGGTCCTGGTAGAAGATCCCCATAGAGTTCGATGAACTCGGGTGATCGCAAGTAGCCCTTGATAGCTCCCAGGAACCGCTTTGCGTTGTCCCACTTTGCCGAGGAGATCAGGACCCGAATATTCGGGTTGATGATCGCCCTCCGAAGAGGCTCCCCCTGAGAAAAGAGAGTAGACTTCAGGTGTTTCCTCGGCCAGAGAATGAGTTTCTTTCGCTTTCCCTCCTGCAACCAATTCAGCCCTTCCTCGTGTAGAGGAGCCAGGTTGTCTCTCCAGGCACCCTGACACAGAACGTACTTGTGGAAGCGGAATGGATCGGTGAGATAGTAGGAAGCCAGTTGCCTCCGCTTGATCTCTTTCTTCGCCGCTTCTCTGACTTCGCCCTGGTCAACGAACCTGTCGATGTCTTCCATTACACCAGTACATCCTCTACGTCGAAGCTCGTCACGGGGCCGAACAAGATCACTCCGCCTATAGTGACCTTCGCCTGCATCAGGTATTCGCCCGTCTGATCCAGGTCTCCTGCGATAC